TTATAAAATAATTTAATTTATTTTAATATTAATTAAAATAACTAAAAATAAATTTATTTTAATTAAATAATTAATTTTTTATAAAAATATTTAAAGATTAATTAATATTTAAATAAAACAATATAATGGCAACTACTAATAATACTACTAATGTACAACATACGGGTAAAGTTAAATGGTTCAATGGCTCAAGAGGCTTTGGTTTTGTTACTGATTTAGATTCTTCTACTGATATTTTTGTGCATCATACTGGTTTAGTTACCAGTATTGAATGTTGGAGAACTTTATATGAAGGTGAATATATACAATACAAAACTAAACAAGATAAAGAAGGTCAAGATCAAGCAATTGAAGTAACAGGAATTAAAGCAGGACCTCTTCTTTGCGAAACTAAACATTTACAACAACAAAGAAATAATAATAGGAATGATAGGAATGATAATAATAATACAGGAGGCTCTACAAGACCTCGATTCCGCCCACAATATAGAACTGGTTATAAAAAACGTAATGATAGAAATGATAGAAACAATTCAGATACTGAAACAAGACCACCTACATCACCAACTGATGATACTGAATGATTTTATAAATTGTTTTTTTTATAAAAATTTGATTTTTTTTTTTCAAAATAATATTTTATTTAATTTAACAAATGAATAAAATTATCTTAAAAAATCCAAATTCTTTTTCAATTTTAATTACAGGTTTAAAACAATTTTACAATGATTGTAATATCCATTTTTTAAATGATAGATTACAGATTAGTAATTTTTCAACTTGTAAAACCAGTTTAATAAAAACTAAATTAAAAACTAAATATTTCGAAGAATTTAAATATGTAAAAGACCAGATTATAAGTATTAATTTATCTATTTTATGTAATTGTTTAAAAAAAATTAAAAAAAATGATAAAGTATCTTTTACATTTTTAGAAGATACTATTTTAATAAATGCTGAAAATGATAGTAGATCTATAGAATTTCAAATGATTACTATTAATCTAAATGAAAGCATATTTACATTTCCAAAAATTGATTTTAATAATGAAATATTTATTTCTAGTTCAAAATTTAAAAATTTATTAAATGATTTAAATTTATCAACAACTATTATTTTTAATATTTCTGATGATAATTTAATGTTAAAATCTACAAATGATAATATAAATTTAAAAGTAAATTATAAAAAAAAAAATAATAAATTTCAATATAAAAAATTAAAAAATGGTACAAATTTAGAATTTTATATTAAACAATTAATTAATTTTAGTAAATTTATGACTTTAACTAATAATTTTATATTAGAATTTAAAAATAATTTTCCTTTAAGAATATTTTGTGAATTAATAGAAGATAATAACTCTACTTTAGAAATTTTTATAAGTCCTCTTTGTTAAATTTCATTTAAATATTCTTCCCAATTTGTTATTTTAATATCATTAATATTGAAATTAATTATAGAAGATATAAAAAATTTGATAATTTGACAATTCATAAATAATGGTATATTTTCATCTGTACATAATCTCCTTAATTTAAATTCTTCATTTATTAAAATCTTACAATTTGGAATGTTAATTACAAAACCAATTAATTTTTTTTTAATATAATTATAAACATTTGGTTCTTTATTATAATATAATAAACAAGATAATTTTTGAATTTTTGTTAATAATTTTGTAGTATAAATAGTAAACCCTGCTAAATATAATTTTTTAATATAAGGTAAAATTTTAATAAATTCTTCATCTTTTTGAATTGAAATTAATACAGATTTTTTTTTAGGCAAATTAACACCAGAACTTAATAAACCAGCTAAATAAGTTATATATTTATTTTTTCCAAAAGAACAAATTTCACCAGTTGACATCATTATAGGATTATTTGTATAAACATCTGATTTTGGTAATCTTTTAAAAGAAAACATAGGAACTTTAATTGCCAAATAATTCATTTCATAAATATCTATTGGTTTTCTTTTTACTATTAAATTTAAAATACTTTTAATAGCTAATTCAATAAAATTAACATTAAATACTTTTGAAATAAATGGGAATGTCCTACTTGCTCTACAATTTAATTCAATAACTTGAACATTATTATCTGAACATAAAAATTGAATATTAAAAGGTCCTGATATATTTAAATATTCTGATAATTTTTTTGATATTGTTCTAATTTTTCTTATTGTTTCTATATATAATTTTTGAGCGGGTAATATTATTGTAGCATCACCACTATGTGTTCCAGCATGTTCTATATGTTCAGATATAGCATAATTTATTATTTTTCCATTATTACTTACTGCATCAAATTCTATTTCTTTACAATTTTCAATAAATGCAGAAATTACTATAGTATTTGTTTTATCATTATAATCAATCTTTTCTAAATAATTGTCTATTTCTTTAATACTTGTTGCTTTAATCATTGAATCTCCAGATAAAACATAAGAAGGTCTTATTATAACAGGAAAATTATTTTTATTAATAAATTCATAAATTTCTTTTTTATTTTTTATTTCTTTCCATTTAGGTTGTTCTATACCCATATTATCTAATAAATCTGAAAATAATTTCCTATTTTCACAATTTTCAACTGAAGCTGAACTAGTTCCCAAAATATTAATATTTGATTTAGATAATTCCAAAGCTAAATTATTCCCTACTTGTCCTGAAAAACAAATTATTACTCCATATGATTTTTCTATTTTATATATATCTAAAATTCTTTCAAGTGTTAATTCTTCAAAATATAATTTATCAGATTCTTCATAATCTGTACTACAAGTTTCAGGATTATTATTTATTATTATTGAACTTTTATTTAATTTTTTTAAACATCTTAAAGCTTCTGTTGAACACCAATCAAATTCTAATGATGATCCAATACGAAAACTACCTGAACCCAAAATTATAATACTATCTTTATTTGCTTTAATGTCATTACTTAAACCATTATATGTTATATATAAATAATTAGAATATGCTTTATATTCAGCTGCTAAAGTATCAATTTGTTTAACTACTGGATTTATTTTTAATTTGTTTCTAAGATTTCTAATTTCTTTTATATTTTTGAAAGTATAATTTTTATTTTTTAATAAACTTAAATAAATTTGTTCATCACTAAACCCATTTTTTTTATAAATTAACAACATATTTTCTAATTCATTCGTTACCCATAAACTCATTTCTAAACTTACTAATTTTCTTAATTTTTTTAAAAACCATAAATTTATTTTACATAATTTATATAATTTATTGATATCTAAATATATATTTCTAAATATATATTCAAAAATACAAAACATTCTTTCATCATGAGCTATTTTAATCTTTTCTAATAATTCTAAATCACTTATTTTTTTAAAATTATTATTAAATAAAGTTTTAAATTCATAAACACTTCTTAATGATTTCATAAAAGCTTCTTCAAATGTTCTTCCAATTGACATTGTTTCACCTATTGATTTCATACATGTTGTTATATTTCTTGATGCTTTCAAAAATTTCGTATTATTCCATTTAGGAAATTTAACTACAATATAATCTAATGAAGGTTCGAAACAAGCTATTGTTTTTTTTGTAATATTATTTTTTAATTCTGTCAAATTTTTACCTAAGCATAATTTCGCAGCAATATAAGCTATTTGATAACCTACTGCTTTTGATGCTAAAGCTGATGATCTTGATAACCGAGCATTTACTTCTATTACATAATATTCTCCAGTATTTGGATTTATAGCAAATTGACAATTACATTCACCTATAATTTTTAAATGTTTTGCTATTTTAATTGAACTTTCTCTTAATAAAAAATACTGTTTATTATTTATCGTTAAAGATGGACTTACTACTATTGAATCACCTGTATGTATTCCACAAGGATCAAGATTTTCCATATTACAAACTGTTATACAATTATTTTGATTATCTCTCATTATTTCATATTCAATTTCTGCAAATCCTTCTAAAGATTTACTTATTGTTACTTCTTCATTATCTAATTTTCCTAATATTTCTAATAATTCTTTTTCATTTGATGCAAAATTTGAACCTAAACCACCCAAACTAATATTTGTTCTTACTAAAACTGGATATCCTACTTCTTTTATATATTCTAATCCTTCTTTTTCATTTCTTACTATTTTTGTTGGAATTACTTTTTCATTTATTTCTAATAATTTTTTATTAAATAATTCACGGTCTTCTGTCATAATAATTGTATTAATACTTGTACCTAATACTTCAACATTATATTTTTTTAATATCCCTCCTTTTTCTAATTCTATACCACAATTTAATGCTGTTTGACCACCAAATTGAAGTAAAATACTATCAGGTTTCTCTTTTTTTATTATTTTCTCAACAATTACTTTATTAATTGGTAAAAAATATGTTTTATTTGCCATATTAAAAGATGTTTGGACACTCGCTACATTTGGATTTATTAATATTATTTCAACATTTTCTTCTTTTAAAGATCTTATTGCTTGACTTCCACTATAATCAAATTCTCCTGCTTGTCCTATTTTTATACCTCCTGAACCTAATAATAAAATTTTTCTTATATTTCTTTTTTTATTTATTTTTATTGTATGAACTGGAAATCTTTTATTTTTTATTAAACAAATAAATGTATTAAATAAAAAATTTGTATCTGTAGGTCCAGGATTTCCTTCAGGATGAAACTGAACTGAAAAAAATGGTTTGTATTTATGTATTATACCCTCATTAGAATGATCATTACCATTTCTAAATAATTCACTCCAATTTTCTCCTAAACTATCATTATCAATTGCATAACCATGATTTTGAGATGTTATATAACATTTACCATTTCTTTTATCAATTACTGGTTGATTAAAAGAACGATTTCCAAATTTCATTTTATAAATTTTACAACCACTTGCTAAACCTAATATTTGATTTCCTAAACATATTCCAAATATTGGTATTTCTTTTTTTAACATACTTTTTACTCTATTAATTAATGAACTTAATCTTTCAGGATTACCTGGACCATTTGTTAATAATAAACCATCAAAATTATCACTCAAAAAATCATAATCCCAAGGCACTACCAATAATTTAACATCAAATTTTAATAATTCTCTTAATATACTTAACTTTACTCCACAATCTACAACTAAAATTTTAATTTTCCCATTACCTAAAATATATTTTTTTTTTGTACTTACTTTTTCAACTAAATTATATAAATCTGGATTATAATAACTAATATATTCATTTATATTTTCTTTTTCTATTATAATTTTCGCTAACATGCTACCTTTTTCTCTTATATATTGAATTAATTCTCTTGTATCTATTCCACTTAAACCTGGCACTTTCTCTTCTTTTAACCATTCACCTAATGACCTTTTCCCATCATAATGGTTATAACATTCTGAATAATCTGATACTATTAATCCATTTGTATGTATTTTTCCAGATTCGAAATTATTTAATAACATTTTTGAAGATGTATTCTTAGATGGAACACCATAAATTCCAATAATTGGAAATGATAATATTAATATTTGTCCATAATAACTTGGATCTGTTAAACTCAATGAATAACCAACCATTCCAGTACTAAAAACTATTTCTCCAGATGTATTCTCTTCATAACCAAAAGAGATTCCTTCAAATATTTTACCATCTTCTAAAATTAATTTACATTTATGCATTTTTATTTCTTTATAAAATTATAAAAAAATAAAAACTAATTAAAATATTTATATATAATAATGTATAAACAACCAACTTTAATATGGTATTGGGCAAATTGGTGTGGACACTGTATAAATATGGTCCCAGAATGGGATAAATTAATTAAAAATAAAAATTTACCTGTAAAAATTAAAAAAATTCAAGATACTGAAATTAAAAATTTAAAAATAAAACCTATTGAAGGTTTCCCAACAATAAGATTATATATTAAAAATAAAGAAATTGAATTTAATGGTAATAGAACTGCTAATGATATCATTAAATTTATTAATGATAATATTAAACAAAAAGGGGGAAATAATAATATTTACAATTATATAATTAATCCTAAAACATTAAAAAAAGTTAAAATAAATGGTAGATTAGGAAAAAATATAATCAAAAAATATTTACAATATTTAAATAATTAATTTTCATCTATTTCCATTTATTGTTGTCTACGACGTTTTCTACGTTTATGTGTTTGTTGTTGCTGTTGTTCCTCCTGTTGTTGTTGCTGTTGTTCCCCCTGTTGCTGTTGTTGTTGTTGTTGCTGTTGTTGTTGTTGCTGTTGTTGTTGCTGTTGTTGTTGTAGTCTTTCTAAAGATTTTCTACATTTTTTTAATTTATGACTAGAACATTCTTTACATTTACAATCATTATGATTACTATAATTTTCTCTTAATAAATCAGAAGAATTTAAAAATGATACAGTTAATAAAAAACCAATTGTTAATAATAATGAAACTTGTAAATTTTTGTTACTTAAATAAACTATTAACAAAAGTACTATAAAATTAAAATTTTTATTTTTAAATAATTTACTTATACTTTCTGGTAATTTAGGTGATAATCTAGGACCATACATTGCTAAAAATACAGATAATAATGGAATAGCATATTCATGTTTTAATAATTTATCTAAGTGCATTTGAGATTTTTGAATTATTTTATTCATTTTATATAATATATAAATATATTTTTATATCAATTGAAATTAATTATATTAATATTATTATAACTAACTAACAATGGAATTTAAATTGTAAATATTTTTTAAAATGAATCTTGACATTTTAAATATAATGCTTTTTAAAGCAAAATAAAGCAAAATAAAGCAAATATTTAAAGAATATTTATAAAGTCCTACACATATTAAAATGGGAAGAAATAAAGTTGAATATAAATGTAAAAGATGTAATTATACTACTAATAGAAAATCAAGATATTTAGTTCATTTAGCAAGAAGAACACCTTGTCAATTACAAAATAAACAAAATATTACAAATATTACAAATATTGAAAATATTCATATTAAAGATGTTAACAAATTACAAATTTTATTAGAAGAATATAAATTAAAATTTATAAAATCAGAACTTAAATTAGAACAAACAGAAAAAAGTAATAGAGAATTAATTATTACAAATCAAGACATAATGACAACTAACAAAGGTTTAATGGAAACTAATCAAATTCTTGTTAAAGATTATATAAATATGACAAAAACAACAAATAAAACAATACAATTACTAATTAGAGAAAATAAAAAATTAACAAAATCTGTAGAAAAACATAAAACAATGAATATGTGGGGTTGTTCTAAAGTTCAGTTAGAATGGTTAAAATTAAAAAGTATAGTTGATAATACATTTATAATTAGTAGAGCAAATTCAGAAAAAGAACATTCAGTTGATTATTTAAAAGATAATAAGAATAAAAAAACAAGAGTAGATGGTTTTTCAAGAAAATTAAATAAAATATATGAATTTCATGGAGATTATTATCACGGTAATCCAAAGATTTATAAACCAGAAAAGTATAATAAAAAATGTAAAAAAACATTTGGAGAATTATACAAGAATACTGTAAAGAGAACAAAATTGTTAGAAAAAGAAGATTATGTAGTAGAAGAAATGTGGGAAAATGATTGGAATTTACATAAAAAACTTTTAATAGAAATAACAAAATTTAATAAAATTGTATTAATTAAATATAATATAAAAAAAAAAAGTGTTTCAGTAAAACAATTATATTTAGAAAATGAAAATGTAGAAGTCTGGTCTTATAATATTAAAAAAGATATATACGAAAAAAATATTGGCACCCACATTACGCACGCACGTTGAAGAAGATATTGAAGAAGACACTGAAGAAGATACCGATGATGAAGAAGATACCGATGAAGAAGATACTGAAGAAGATACCGATGAAGAAGATACCGATGAAGAAATTAAGATATAAAAATATGTTATTAAATTCTTAATTTTTTTTTTTTATAATTTAAAGATTTAATAAATATTTATAATTATTAAATGCCAAAAAAAAAAGTAGAATATATTTGTGAAAAATGTGGTTATAAAACTAATAGAAAATCAAGTTATAAATCACATAAATTAAGAAGTACAAGTTGTGTAAAGAAAAAAAATGAAATTAAAATAAAAAATAATATAATAGATAAAGAAAATAAAGAAGATAAACATTTAAAAGAATTATTAGAAGAAT